ATCGCCATATAGTTAAATGCGTCCGTTGCTTCTGTCGCACTAAATTTTGTTTTAGCACCCATCTCTTTAGCTTTCGCCGAAAGTTTTTCCAACTGTTTGCCTGACGCCCCGGAAGTGGCTTGAACTTTACTCATTCCAGCTTCAAACGATGCAGCCGTTTTAACTGCTGCCGCACCAAGTCCAACAATAGGTGTGCTAACTTTAGTTGTCAGACTTGTACCAACATTTGTTATTTTTCGCCCGGTCTTCTGTATCTGATTGCCTGCTCTTATCCACTGCCTGCTACTCTCTGTAAGCCTTGCACCGACATTAGACAATGGGGTAGTTGCCCTGTCTATAAGTCGCAAAGTTACATCTATAAACCTATTAGCCAGTTCAAATACCCCCTTCCTTTTCTATTGCTTTCGCTTCCTCGTTACGTTCATCTGCTTCATAACTCATAAACGCTTTTATTACCTGTTTCTCACCTAATTCCAGGTCATAGAACTCATGTGGGAGTTTGTGATGCCAACGAAAAAGCAGGTACATTAAATTTACCTGCCAATCCGTCTTTATGAGTTTTTTATTTCATTCTCTGTTTCCTTGTCATTTATCTTGATGCCAAGGCTTACAATTTCATCTGCAATAAGTGAAACCTCTGAGTTGAAAATCTTTTCACATAATTCTGTTGCAAGCGAACATCCTAAGTGTTGCTGGAGTTCTTTATCTTTTAAATTCGGTTCTGAAATTCCTTCAACGCATATTCTAAGTTGCGTATCATATGCTTTTTCAAAATCAACTGTTCCGTCATTTTTTATCTGCTCGCTCTGTAGTGCGTTCATTCTACGACCTTTTAATTCATGTATCTTTATCTCTACTGGCTCTGTTTCCCCGATAATATCCGCAAGCTTCTGTGACTTAAACACTCCTGTTCTCATTTCTCCTATTTTTGCTTTGTCTACTTTCATCAATCTGTCTACTAAATTATTCATAATATTTTTGCTCCTTATCTCTTATTAAAAAATGCATCCACAAACGGATGCATTTAACCAACTTATATTTTTTCTATTTATGCTGCTCCTAAGAACTGTTTCAACTGTTCATGATCAATAACATCTTTGATTTCCCAATCAGCAAATGTAAACGCATATGATTCCTCGCCAAGTTTTCCGGCTTCCCAGTTAATCAACGACAACTCGTCAAACTGAACACCCTTTAATATCACACGTTCTGCTCCAATGGCATCCGGATCTGCAAGATTACTTTGAATTGTAAAGACCGGAGTCTTTCCGGCTTTTATCGAATCAGAAAGCTTTGTAATAAAAAATGATGTTACTTTATTAAGCTTTATATTTCCTTTGTTGTCAATTCCGGTAACCTTGTAGCCTTTGCTCAATGTTCCAACCTGGTTGACTTCTGTTTTTGTCAAGCTTGCTTTAGCTTCACATGATATAATTTCCACCATTTCCTCGTCATCAATCCAAAGCTGTCCCCAGGTTCCGTTTATTGTTTTCTCCGCTTTATATGCTGCCATCTGTCTGCCTCCTTATCTTTTAAATTTCAATCGGTAACACAATATCCTCAATAGCATCAAGTATACTAATCTTTGCAATCAAAAATACCGTTGAACCTGTATTCGCCTGCTTCAAATCATCATCAGACATATTCGATACATCTTCGCCACGTCCTTTCAAATATTCCCTGTTAGCCGCTACATCAATATCTACAGTAGCACTTGACAATATACCTGATGCAATAAGCAAATCGAAATACGCCTGAATAGCAGCCACTAGTAAACATTTATTGTTATATATGTTTGGATATTTGCCTAAATAGCTGTCCTGTGCCGTTTTCTTAATATCATCTTTAATCAAATCCATTGTATCGACAATCTTAATTTTCTTAAAGCTATCACCTTTTTCTGCATTTGTTGTAACAAACGAGTTCACGGCTCTGCCGACCTTAACCTTTTCGCCATCATGCCATACTATGAATTTTCCGGCATCCACCGCCTTATCCATATCTTTTTTAGATAATCTTGTACAGTCAGTAAGTTCCGGAAGTGGCGCATATGTTGCCGATATGCTCATAGCTGTACCCGCAAGCAATCCTGCAATGCGTGAACAATACTGTTCTGTAGTATACTCTGTATCGTTGATATAAACCTTTTCAGTTGCAAAGTTTATGACACCATCCATATCAACGGACGCATTCGGTAATACAGCCTTTACAAGCCTGTCATTATCTCTCTGTCCCTTTATCCAGGTTGCTACAGTCTGAATCTGTCCGTCTGTCTCTACCGTTGGAATAGCAAGATAATTAAATTTGATAGTTTCAAGTTTCTTTAAAGCTTCGTTATAATTTGCTGCTTCATCGTTTATAAGCACCACGACAACCTCTTTAGGTGCATTGGTATATCCAATCAGTGCATTTGCAATCTGCTGCTGATTTGCTTCGGATATTGTTACCGGAATATCAGTTGCCGTTTCTATATTGACGACTTCAACCTCTGTTGTTGCTCCGTCACTACTTTCAGTAATCTTATTTACACTCTTATCTTTCAATATCAGCGCAACAATTCCTTTGTCTCCACGCTGAATTGCTGTTATAGCTTTCTCTGAAAAGCTAATCTGTACCGAAGGCATTCCCATGTCTTTTATTCCTCCTTGTCATATCTCATTGACACCTCAGTCATAAGTGGCTGTGTGGTATCTTGTTTAATAGCTGTGTGATATTGCAGTTCGATAGTTGCCTGTAATATGTTTCTGTCTTTTCCTACATAATCAAAACTAACATCTTCAACATGCACATATCTGTCACCGATTTTTACCGACTTATCAAAAATCTGATTTATCTTGTCAGCCTTTTCCAGCAAGTCCACTTCATCTACCTGACTTTGAAAATAATTGATGTACAATGTAACCTCATTGTTTCTTATATACCTGTTGACCGGGGTTGTAGTTGGTTTTATCTGCACAAAAAAACACGGTGCTGTATAGCCTTCTACTATATCAACACCGTAATAGCCGTATTTTTCGATTGAAAAAACCGCCTGCAATGCTTCATTGCAGCCCTTTAATAATTCACTTAATGTCATAAGTTCTCACTCTCCAGTAAATTATTCACCATCTTTTCCATTCTCTCAGGAAGTTTCTTCGCATGGTCTTTTCTTGCCCTGTCCATAAAGTGATACCCTGGAACAAATCCAATTGCTTGCCCTTTATGTGTTACAAGCTGATGACCATTTTCAAGCAAATGAAAATGTGGTGACTTTGCTGAAATATCAACAAACTGCCTCTCGTTAAATCCTTGAACCGGGCTTATTTCATAACTTGATGCTTTCGTTAATGAGCGTTTGGTTTTTGCGCCGTCTTTGGTCAAATGCTCGTCTGTATCATTCTGCACCATTGCTATAACATCCTTTCTCAGTTCTTTAGCTTCCTTTTGAAGTTCCTCGCCTGCTCTGTCCGGATATTTTCTCACAACACTTCTCAAATCCGTTGCAAGTTCATCAAGGCCGCTTATCTCTATTCCGTCAGCCATCATCATTCACCTGCCTTACTTTTTTAACATTCTCAACGCAATAAATTTCTAACATCTTATCTTCGTTATTTACATTTATCACCGAGGTAATGTTATATATTGTATCTTTATGTTTTAGATACATATCCGCAGTAATTTCCGGAATGTATCTTATATAACATTTGTATGTTATTTCCTCCCTGAGTTTTTGAGCATCATAATATTCACGACCACGCACCGGATTAAAACTCGCCCAAACAGTTTTAATTTTCTTCAAAACCTTTTTACTCTGTTTAAGTTCGTTCATTTCGTCAACATAACCGCATACAGAAATACGTTTGTTCATTCTTCCAATATCCACAAACGCACCTCCTAACTCAATTGGAGTTGCAGCAACATTGATTTCGCAACAAAACTCTGATTATCATTGCAAATCGGTGTTCGCTTTTCGTACATGTCAGCTATAAGCATACCTAAATAAACTTTTTCAAGTGAATAGTCAGGCTCATTGCCTTCCTCGTCCACCTCCGGGTATTCTTTCCCGGTTGCATTCTTCAAATATGTTTCTGCTGCCGACATGCACAATTTAATAAACTTTATTTCCTCCTGAACACCCTCGTCCTCGTCATCCTCTTCAAAGTCAAACTTGATATAATTTTTAACTTCATCAAATGACAAAATCAATATCACTCACCTCCACACTGCCCCAAGTTGGGGCACAATCACCTTTTACTGTCCTGCTTTAGTTTTAAACTCTGAAATGATTTCCTCTTTTGTATCTGTTTTTGTCTTTGTCATTTCATAACCAAGACTTTCAGCAAGATTTAAAATCTGTTCCTTTGTAAGTGCATTTAATTCTTCATCAGAATACTTTCCGTTACCGTCTGTATCAGTTTTCACTGTAACGACTGCTACAACTGCTGCCGCCTTGTCAACAACCTGTATATCAAGTCTTTCCCTGACTTTCATAGCAGTCTGGTCATTCTTCCAGTATTCCCCGGCTCTGTCGTTTATGTCAATGACAAGCTGCTCCCTGTCAAAGATTGTAACAAACTCCTTTAAATCTCCGCAAATGATTGGAATACCATAGCCTCCGGTTGCGGGATAATTTGATTTAAGCGTTTTATTTGACACAACTTTAATAGCATATTTGCCAAACAAAAGTCCCTCTGTCTTGTTTAAAGGATTAGGCTGAATGATGTATCTTCCATCCTTATCCTTTAACTTATCAAGCCAGTTATAACCGTCCTGGTTCGTTACAATGCACGAACTAACTGCAATAGCCGGGTCAAGCTCTGTGTTAAAAATATCTTTTAAATCATCTATCGACTCAACCGTGTGCTGTGCTGCGTTTTCTCTTACTGCCTTTAAAATCAAAGCATTTCTTGTAGCCTTAGACTTCTTAGAAATCCAATTGTTAAGATATGACATGATGTTTTCGGCTGTATCCTGCAAAAGTTCTCTTGTAACCCTTAAAATACCACCTTTTTTCTTAACCTTGTAATCAATCTTTTCAAACTGTGGTGTTGCCATATCTCCAAACTCTGCCGCTTCTTCAACATTGTCAAAAGGAGTACTGTCTGCTTCTTTCTCAATCACTCTGCTGCCCGTCTCTGTAGCGACATGCTCCACATTAACAAGTAATTCAAGTGCATCAAACGAGCGTCTTAACTCCTTAATCGTTGTACTGATGTCTTTCGGAACGGTCAAACCACCGTCAGGGTCACTTCCTTCCGACATTGCGTCAATAACTTCTAAGTCCTTTTTAGCAACAGGCTGACCATTTACTACAGCTTTCAGAACATTTGTAAGTGCCTTAACACTATCTTTCTTGTTTTCCGGCTCACTAGCCGTTTTCCCTTTGCCATCCTCAATTTCATTTCTGCGCTGTTCCTCTTCGTCATTGAAAAGGTCATACATAAGATTAAACTTGTTCTGCATCTGCTTTAATTCTTCTTTTGCCACTTCTGCCTCGTCAAGTCTGTCCTCTGCACAAAACTTCTTTACTTCCTCTTTCTTTGCGTTAATCGCATTAAATAACTTTAATAACTCTGGATTCATTCTCTACCTCCTGTTTTTTTGATTTATTGCAATAAAAAAAGAGGCACCTTGAAATTCAAGTTGTCTCTTTTTTACAATCATGTATTGTGTTATATCAAATCAATCTCATTCAATATAGCCGCAATTCTTTCTTCATGTTCTTTTTCCTCCAACCGCTCTCCTAATTCATGTTTATCAAATTTTTCTGTTATATCACTCAACTGTTTAGCTATTTTTTCACACCAGGCAGAAAGATTTTTCTGCCATTTGTTATTATCTGCCTCCGGCTGTCCTCTTACTTTTTCTGAACTCTCAACTGTCAGCTCTTTCAACCTCTCCGGAAGATTATTGTATTTGTCAAAATACTCACTGACTGCTGCCACAGCTTCGTTACTGTCCTCCACATCAAAGTTAAAGTATTCCTGACATTCCTCACCATTCAGCCATGTTTCAGCATTTATAAGGTCATTGATTGTCTTTTCAGTAACACCATCCTTAACATGAGCCATATAAGTTGATAAAATAACCTTTTGGCATCCGTCCAGCACATCAGCCTCTTTTCGTATCTCGTCAGCATTACCGCTAACCCATGTCATAGGTTTATGTATCATAAGCTGAGCGTTTTTAGGGATTATGATTTTATCGCCTGCCATTGCAATGACTGAAGCTATAGATGCGGCCAAGGCATCTACATGTACAATAATCTCAGCCTTATGATTTTTGAGCAAGTTATAAATTGCTATGCCACCAAACACTGAGCCGCCTCCTGAATTGATATGAACATGAATTTTTTCAATATCATCACTAAGCTGGTCAAAAAATTCTTTTATATCTGACGGACATTTATCGTCAGGAAAATATTTGCTCCATTCTCCCATTGAATCGCTGTTTATATCTCCGTAAAAACAAATTTCAGCTTCATTATCCGTTTGATTCCTAATCTCAATGCTGCCACAATCTCTTATCCTGTTTGATTTTCTATCTGTTTTTTTCAACTTTAAAATCGGCATTTTTATTTGCTCCTTCCTTATAACCTATTTTTTCCATTCCGGAAGCTGCGGATTATCAAGGTCATTTCGACTATCCGCTTGCCCTTTACCGTAATTTTTTTCCCAGGTCAGTAAGCTTTATATAATTTCCGTTGCACATAAGAGCATCCCCACCATCTGCATGAGGCATGTCAAGACATTCTCTCGCTTCATCCGGCTTATACACCCCATTTTGAATATAAGAACAGAGTATTTTCGCTTGAGTTTCCGAATCAGTTCGTAAAATAGCCTTTTCGTTCCACTTAAAAAACTTACCCTCCTGTCTTTCTTCCTCCGTGAGCATTTTATAACTCACCTCTTCCTCATACTGCTTCAATATAAATTGTTCCGTGTCAACATAAAAAGAAAGATTCTGCATCTCAGCATTACTATATGATGATTTTTCATAATCATTTATCTGATTAGGTTTTATTCCAAATGCTGACGCAATCTGCAATGCAGTATATTTTTTTAATTCATAAAACTGACTATCTGTCAGCTTTATATTCAACGGCTCAATCTTCATTCCGATTGGAATTGGCACAAATTTGCCTGCATTGTTTGCTCCGTTGGTGTATTCTTCAAACTGCTTTATAAGTTTTTTCTGTAACTTCCGATTTAAGTCACCTGTGTACTGTAAAGCTGCCCTTGCTGTCAAACCGCCCTCATAAAGATTGTTCATAAATGTCTGACTTTCAAGACCGCCTTTAATAGTTTTTTTTAGGATTTCCCTGACGGACGCACCTGTTATTCCGTCAAAAGATGTACTTGTTTTAAAATGCATTACATCTCTTGACGGGAATATATAACTTTCTCCTGAATATTCGTCCTGGTACCAATACCAAATATCCCCTTTATTTTCGAATATCCCCTTATCATCAACAACCACAGTCACATTACTGCTCTGCATTATCCATATATCTGCAATATCGTATGCACCACCAAACTTCTGACGTTCTAACACTCTTCTTATCCATACATATGCATTTCCATAGTGATTTCGATTATTTTCAACAGCCGCCCAAAATGTTGACGGTGTCATAAAGTGGTTAGGTCGGCTTTTTAATAGATAATGTGCTTTATTAGTTTCAGGTGCTTTTTTTCCTTCTGCTGTATCCTGATAGAATTTTATAGGCATCTTTCCAAGCGTTTCCGCAAGCACTTTTAAACAAGTAAAATATGTGACTTCACTAAGCACATCTTTTCTTGTGTCAGATATTCCCAGCCAATCAAGCAATCTGTCTTCGTCTGTCCCGGCTGTTGGTCTTGCTATGCTGTCTGCTATACTTTTAAGGCTCGCCTTAAATCTCTCCATCGGCTTCGTCATCATTTTCACCTCCTAACATTTTTAGATATGCCGCCACGCTTTCATTTATATCTATATCATCCACTTCAACACCCATAGCAACTTTGTGTACACAAATCACTGCATCGCAAGGGTCTATTCTGTTTTTCTGTATCATCTTATCTATCTTTATTTCGCCGAATGAGTTCGGTTCAGAAAGAATAGCGTCATTCATTGACCTGGTTAATAATTTATTATCTTCGTTATATTCGATATTATGAGCCTTAACTTCAAGCTGAAAATCTTTAGTTGCATCATTTAGACTTCTTGCACTCTGCTTAATTTCTATCAAGTCACAGCCGAAATCTTCCAAATCAAGTAAAAAAGCACTCGCATTATGAGGGTCATAACAAATTGCCTGCAAATTCAGCTCATATGTATCTACAATCTCATGTAAATATCTGAGTATCGTTTTGTAATCTGTCTTGACTCCGCCGCCTGCTGTTGTTACAGTTAATAGATTTTCTCTTTCCCAAATGACATATGGTGCATTATCTTCTTTATCCATATGCTCTTGAAGCCGTCGTTTAGGTATAAATGAGTGAGAAAAAATATAATAGCATTTATCACCCGTATCATCATTTATATACGGTATTTCGATGCATAAACTCGTCAAATCACCACCAGAAGATAAATCAAGACCCACATATGCATCATAACCTTTAAAATCATCAAGTGTTTTTCCTGACGCACACTTTTCCCAGTCTTTGAGGTTTATAAAAGCAGTTTCAGAACTTGTTACCCAAATGTTTAATGCTTTTGTCATAAAGTCAAGAAGTTCATCGCCACCCATCGACTTAGCTTTCGCTGCGTCTGTCTGCATAAGTGACATAAGTTCTTTATCTTTTCCGGTAAGTGGACAGCACTTTATCCAGTTGTCAGGATTCCATATATCATCTTTCTCATCCATCTGAGCAATATAAATAAACTGCCTGTCGTTTACATCAACACCTCTCAGCACACGCCTACAATATTTGTATAACTCATAACAAGGCCCATTAAGATTGAAACCAGCAGTTGTTATTACACTGACAAGGCTTTCTTTCATGTTTCTTGTGCCGCCTTTAAGGAGTTTATACATCTGATTATCTTTATGAGCATGATACTCGTCTACTATGCCAAGGTACGGGCGAAAACCGTCAATAGACTTTGTATCTCGCCCAAGTGCTTTTATTACACCTTGCGTTAAATTGCACTTGACTTCACCGTTATACTCCTTAGTTTCAAAAAGCTCACTTAAATCGTCATCAGCATCAATAAACTTAATGACTTCCTTGAGAACAATCTTAGCCTGGTCTGACTTTGTAGCAGTGCAGTATACCTGAGCATAATTATAATTACAGAAATTACTGCAGTACATTCCAAGCACAGCATTTAAAACACTTTTACCCTGCTGCCTTGCGACCTGAACATAACTGTCAGTAAATCTTCTCTTGCCTGTCTCTTTATGTACCCAGCCAAATAAAGAACCAAGTATAAATTCCTGCCAGTCATCACAGGTAAATATTTCATCACCTGCGCCTTCTGCAATCGTCAGCTTATTTGCAAAATCAATAATCTCTTTTGCTTTTTCTTCATCAAAAACATACGGAAAAGTATTATCATTCTTCTTTGACCTTTTCAGGTCATCAACATGTCTCTTAAAAGCAAGTCTCGCATCCTCGCCGAACCTCTTTTTATTTTTTACATTAGCTTTTGCAAATTTGGTGACAAAATCATCACCGGAACATATCTTAGCCATGCTTTAAGAATTTATTTTTCGGCTTATCTTCGTCTTTCTTTGGTATAACAAGTTTACAGCGACTAAGCGGATCAAGTCCAAATGGTGTACCTAAAAGTTTAAGCTCTTTTTCGCATCTCACCACGATTTTATGCTGCGCATTGAATTTCGCCCATGCGACAAGTTCCTGTTCTTCCTTTGTCATATCCTTTTTCTTATCGAAAGATAAACGAATTTTATCAAGCTGCTTAACTGCTTTTTCATAATTTGATAATGCTTTGATATATGCACCCAGGGCATTACTGTCAAGATTTGTCATGACACCAACATTAATCAACATCTGTGATAATTCTTCAAATGTTTTTTGCTCTTTTTTAGTCAAAAAAAGTGGTGTTTTTACAGCATCCGACGGTGCCGAAATCTCACCACTTTTCCTTTCTTCATATTCTGCTTTTGTTAAGTGTTTTCGCCCTTTTATGGCAATTAAATCAATCGGTTGTTTATTCCTTCCTGCTATAAAAATCGCCTCCTAAAAAAAAGTTCATTTGGGGAGTTTTTGCGTGAATTTTGAGGGGCGGCGGTCTACAGCGGAGATACCAAAAACTTCCAGGTACCCCCTACCCCCTCTATAACTTAAAATCACGCAAAAATGCCCTCAATTTCTCCTGCATCTGCTGTCTTTTTCGTGCATCTTTATATACTCTTGATATAATGCTGTGAGTGGCTGCACTCAACGATATGAGATTGTCATCAACAAGTGCAAGGCTTGAGTCCTCTTCCAGTTCGATAATGTGATGCACATGCTCAGCCTTTACTATTCTGCATTCTGTCATGTACACATACACGTCTATTCCCTTGTCTCTAATAAGAATCTGCTGCCGCTTCTGCTTCCACGCCGTTGAATTATAAAAAGCTTTCGCTTCTTTATTGCGCTGACTCTTGTCATATTGCTTATCGCTCTCAGCCTTGTCTCTTTTCTTATGCGCACCACAATATCTTTCGGTACAATCAATCAGCCTGTTACAGCCGCAATGCGCACAAAACTTTTTTAATGCCATGTTCTTAACTCCTACAAAAAAAGACGGTCTTTCGACCGCCTAGTTTAACTTTACTTTTTGCATTGTAAAAATAATAACATAGTTAATAGCACATGTACAGCACGGAAATAGCACACCTTATTTTCCGGATATTCTACACTTTAACACTGGTACATTTATGTTTATCATATCCTCCAAAGCCACGCTGTCATCATCTTCTAATGCTTCAATTATATCTTCTTTATACTCAAGTAAAAAATATATAATCGAATCTACACTTACTGCTTCAACTGTTTTAACTTTCATCTGCTGCCTCCAACACTTTCTCAATAATCATATATTTTTCGTCACTCATTCTTTGTATAAGCACAATGTCACCTTTTTTAAGCTTTCCACGTACCTTTATTTTTGTTCCTGTGCTTGTAAAGGTAGCTATATCATGTTTGTGTTGTGCAACTGTTGTTGTTATCGAATTTAATTCGCCTTTATCTTCAACATCTATCTTTATCTCATAATCTGTTAAATGCTGTGATATAAGTAAATCATCTGCTTCTAAGTGTAGTTCGCCAATATTACAGCTTGTTGCATCTGTCATTTCTGCAAGTTGTAAACCTATCGGGTTCTTTACCGCTCCTTGATTACGCATGATGTTAATTATTTTTTCATATGAATTCATTATTTTATCCTTTCCTTTACCTGGTCAACATGCCTGCTTTAATTAAATCGTAAACAATATCTAACGCTTCTCTATTGTCTCTGTATTTACAATTTGCTTTTTTATGTATTCTTGTATCATCAGCGTTCCATTCATTTACTGCAAAACAAACATTGCTTACAAAAAGCATCTTAGACCCTCTTGCAACACACAAATAGTAACATTCACTTTCCTTGCTAATTCCTTTACAGCGTTTAAAACCATATTTTCCAAATTCTTTAGCCTTGCAAGTCGGCTTCAACATATTATCACCTCGCTAAATTCTTATTTTTTAACTGCTCCATTATTCCTAATGCTATTGTATGTACTGTTGATTTTTCTACCCGTGGAATATTTTTCATTTCTTCGTATGCTTCAATAATTTTGTTATAGAAATCATCAACAGCCTTGTTATATTCTTCTTTCAGCATTTTCTGTGTCATATCTCCACTAAATATCGAAGCTCTGTATGATTTCAACTCTTCCAACCACTCCGCAAGCTGTTTCTCTTCTTTTTCCTTTGGAATGTAACTTTTCATGCCTAATTCTGAAATTTTTTTACTATCTTCTGCTCTTTCTTTAAATTCAGATATTGCTTCATCAATCGTCATTCTCACCACCTGCCTTTACTACCATTACTGCTCTACTTAGTCCAGCGTTATATCCTTGATGCACATCCGATAATACAGTCTCACAATCTATAAATTTATCTTTTTCTACTTGTTTCACAACTTTGTTTACATCATAGGCGGTCGGTTGTTCATCAAAGTAATCCATTAGCAAGCCAAAAAGAAAATCATTATCTCCCTTTTCTAACACGCGAATGAACGTTGACTTTCTTTCTAAAATATAATCAGTCAAAAACGTTGGCTGAATTGTTGCATCAATCAGTCTCATTTTTTTCGCCCTCCTTATAAGGTTTTGGCAATGGTTGCCATGCTGTAACCATCCAATTATTTCCATGTTCTTCTTCAATCTCCCAAGATTTATCTCCGTTAGAAAATGTCGAAAAATATGAAACAGTTGTAAATTGCTCAAATTCTCCACAAATTACACCTCTGCATGTAACTAAATAATATTTATCAATTTCTTCTGGCAATCTATCCTTACAAGGAACCCAACATCTATTTATCTGCTTTTCAAGTGCCTGTATCGCCATATCACAAGCCTTTATAAAACTCTCAGCATAATAAAATTCTAGTATTTCTTCTGAACCTTTTAATTCCTTTATCCACTCTACCGCTTCGCTCTCTGTCATATTATTCCTCATTTTCTAACAATTCGGGGTTGTCAAAAATGTTACCGATAACTTCAGTTTCTTGCCACCATTCAGAATAATCTTGATATCCGTCTTCTCGGTCATCAATAACATATCTTGCATTTGCATAATCCCATTTGACAACGCCGTAAATAACAGTATCCTTGACTATATCATTCTTCCAAATAAGATTACCTTTCTTATCATTCAAGCCTGTGCATCGGCAGATTGTATCTGGTCGCACTTCAAAAATTCCATTTCCCTCTGTAAAATCCTCAAAACAATCATATTTTGCTTTATCTGGGCATAAAATGTATGGAATACTTTGACCTAATCTAAAGAACACATTTGTAATTAGATTGCCAATTACCCATTCTCCGTTATCACTTCTCTTTGCCTTAAATAAGTATCTATCTTCCATAACCTTTCCTTTCTCAGTTATCTGATACCAAATTGTAAACTGTAAAACATTCCTTGCTTGATTCATCAAGGAAAACAACCTTATCTAACTGCCTTACAGTCTTTAGTTTTTCAAACTCTTCCTTAGTGAGCCGAATTTCCACTGTTTTAGGTTTGTCTTCCATGTTCTCTCCTATTCCGCTAATAACCAAATCTGATTCTTTCGTCACACATTTCATCAATCGGTTGCACGTCCTTAACCCATATTACTGCCCCTTGTGGGTGTTCGTAATACCATATATCCTCAATAGGTTTGATTTTGGATAATACCCATGCATAAGGGGTTTTATATCTTTTCTTCAGTTCTGCATAAGACGCATTAACACAATGATTGTCTCTTTCTTCAGACCAATCAGAGCACGAAACAGGATATGTGGAACTAATGACAGCTGTTGCAACCACTCTATGTGTTCCACTTTCAAGTAAATAGATTGTTTCGTTTTGTTTTTTGGTATTACTGCCCCTTATTTCAATAGTCTTTTTACCACTAATAATAAGGTCTAGCCATTTCTTTTTAATAATCAGTCCGTACATATTCTCTCCTATTCCGCTTCTGATTGAAGCCATTGTAATATGCCATTTGCACAAGTTTCCTATTTTCAAAAACTTTTATAAGTATTTTCTCGTCAATCATTCTTTTTCCTCCGTCAAATAACATATTTCCTATGTGCTGTTTTTAAGTCCTGCTCTGATAAATCAAGATATATCTGAGTTGTGCTTATTGCCTCATGTCCCAGCATTTTGCTTACATACTCTATAGGCATTCCCCGGCGAAGTGCAAAAGTTGCACATGTTCTTCTGAATTTATGCGGGTGTGCCTGTACACCTGCTTTTTTCCCTATATTCCTAATCGTACTTTCTATAGTCCCCGGATCAATGTGTTTAGATTCATCTATTAGATCCGAATCCTTATACCATTCTTTTAATTTTATTCTTTTGTTGCCTCTCTTTTGACGTAAAATTTGTTTCTCATAGTATCCTCCCGGAAACAAATAAGGACTGGAATCACTTCTCTCACTAAGATACTCATTCAATGCCCACTGTGCTTTTGCATTTAAATAAACTGTTCTGTCCTTTTCTCCTTTTCCATGAACAAGTATCTCCTCACCATTTATTTCTGCTGTTTTTATATTAACCAATTCCGCCACCCTGCAACCTGTAGACAGAAGTACCTCAAAAATAGCTTTTTCTCTATTAGTTTTCAGCTCCGCTCTCATTTTTTCAAGCTCCAATTCTGTAAATGCTTCTTTCTTTGTTTTTTCTTTTTTTATTTTCTCAATTCGTTGCATTGGGTTCTTGTCAATCAACTCTTCATTAAAAATATAACTAAAAAAGCTACTCATAGCTCTGATTTCATTGCCGACCGAAGTCTTAGTTACTTTATCCTGATAAAGTCTTTTAGCCATATACAGTCGAATGTCTTCTGACGTAATATCATCAACTGTTTTTTCAATATAATTAAGAACAAAATTGATTGTATAACTGTAAAACTGTAAAGTACGTTTTGTGCAACCTTTTACAGTTTTTCCAATTATAAATTTTTTTAACAGATATTCATTTCTATCCTCTTGCAAAAGAGCTATACCTGTTTCTCTTTGCGTTATTTCATACTTATCCAGCATTATATACAACCTGTTTCTTAAATCATCATCCGTAATCAATACACATATATCATCAAATAACTGTTCCCTATCTGTCATAATATTGCTCCTATCTTAGCCGGAGTTACCAACATCCTTTCCACATTGCAATTTCTTTCAGATTTTGCCAATGCGTCACCTTGGATAACTACCGCCTTAATTCCTATCATGGATAATTGTATATATGTCATATACACACCATTCCAATCTAAATCTCGTGCTACAACATCAAGATATTTTTGATAATTTATTCCATTGTCATAAAGAACTTTTGCAGTTGCCAAAATCAACCCACCACCTCCGGCACTTGGCTCAAGCATTTTTATCTTTTCTTCTTTTTCCACACTTTTAAGTCTTACCTTTGCACATAGTTCCGAAATATGAAATGGTGTGAAAAACTGTCCTGTCGATTTACTGCCAGCCCCTGAACGCATATAAATTTCTCCTAAATAATCATATATTCCATACTCTTGAAATGACTGCCATAACAATCCCTGCATCTTACAAAATAATTCTATCTCCCGGCTATTATATTTTTTTATAGTATCCATATATGCTTTTTCTCTTGTCCGCCATATTTTGTCATGCATTGCACAACATGAGTTCTGGATAGCAAGCGCTGTCATTTTTATCCAATCCGTAAATATTACATACGGCGTGTAACTACCACTGAGGTCTCCAATGGTGTTAATAATCTCTTTCTCCGCCTCTCTTTTCACCTTTATCTCCCTTTCCTCTCAGCACTGTCTTAAATTCAAACACATTCTGTCCTGCCATCTTATTAAACCTTATTGACTTTGTTCTTTTCAGTTCTTCCAGTTTATCTCCTGCTATGCACACCTTTTTACCATTCGACTGTAAATTGTTATAAATCATATGCGGTTCTTCTAACATACTTATAAATCCGGCTTCAATTTCTTTAAATTCATTCTTAAGAACCATATACTTTTCTTTACACTCCTTCTCATTTCTGACCGCTTCGCCCTTTTGTGTCATAAGTGTATGGCTTGTTGCTTCAAGCTGCCTTATCCTTACTTTTAAATTTTTCACATATGTAAATCTGTCCAAAATTTTACTTAACATATTTGCTCCTTCCCGGTGGCGCACCAACCACCGTTATTTATTTTTGTGTGATACGCTTTACAGCTATGTTGCTAAAGGTGCATTATTTACTGCTGCCCCAAGTCGGGGCAACTATTTTCCTGCATCCGAACCAAATATAACAACCGCCATTTTTCTTACTAAGCGATTTTTATATTTTCTGATTGTGCTCTCCGCTATATCATCCGGATATTTATCTAACTTACCAATTTCTTCCGCAACTTCCTGCCAGGTTCTTGTATTTCCATCCTTTTTATTTACAAAATATCTGAGACTTATTATCTCATAACCCTTTTCATTCTTTATGCTGTCAAGAGCTTCCTCAATCTTCTCTAAATCACTCTTGGAACGGTTATAGCTTTCCTTCCTGTCTTTCAAAATCTGCTCTTCCTCCGGCTTTGAAACCTTGAATTTTGAAAACTTCACAATACTGCTAGAAGAACCATGAAAAGCCATATCAAAATATTCGTCTTCATGTTCAAGATGTGACTGTAAAGCCGGATAAGCATACAATAGCTTTTCCGTACTGACAAAATAGTCATTAGATAAAGCCTTTATTCTCTCTATCCAGCTAAACGAGGACATCTTTTCTATAGCTTCATCAACTGTAGCTGCTGCCGCCTGATTCGCTGTTTCTGTTATAATATTCAAAATCTCCTTATCAATTTCCTTATCCACTTTATCCCTCCTCAACCGCTCCATACAGTTCTTGATACATATCTGCATGTAATCTTGCTAAAAGTTCTTTGTTCTTTTTGTGTTCCTTTTTAGAGTATTTCAATTCTTTTGTAAACATGTCCTGCGTGAATAATCTTCCTTTTTGTGACATATACATTATTTCCGTATCTACCCCATTGACATTTTTTACTTTGCAAATTTCTTTACTATGTTCAGTGTCAAGTAAAAAAGTCTTTTCTTTTTTATCTACACCTGTTTCACTGAATATTGCTCTCAATCTTTTTACCTCCTAAATATCCGTTTATTATCTTTGCTATCTCTGTCAGCTTCTTTTCTCCGATTCCCTTAATCTTTGATATGTCTGCTATGATTGCATCAGGTTCCAAATCACATTTTTTATCTTCTTTTTTCTCTGCCGCCTTGTCATATCCCTGCATGTAGACATTTTCAAGGAAACGTTTCATCGTCATATGATCCATCTGTTTAACCTGGCGAAACTGTGTGCGTGGAAAATCTATATTAACCACTGTCTCGTCCACTGTTCCTTTATTTTTCTTCTTTCCCATGTTTACCTCCTATAAAATCAACTAAAAAATCAACTAAAAATGCTAAAACAGCAAAATCAACCGCTGTAACTATCAATCTAAGACCTGTTGATATACTTATCCATGCAATTGCAAACAAACCTGCTATCAAACAGATTGCTGCACAAATTATCAACACACTTGGCATCCAGGAAATACTAATACTGAGTGCCTTTATCAACATTTTTTTCACAATCGCCCACCCCCTCGCTCTGCTGCCGCTGTTAAGATATCCTGAATAGTCCTTTTTTCTATCTCTGTCAAATATTTGTAATAGTTATCTAAATCTTTTTTCAAAGATACTATCTCTTTCTCTGTATCACTCTTTGCAGACTGTTGTGACGCATCTTCAAAAATAATCATCTTTGTGTATATCATTGCATTTGCTACTTCCGCTATATTCTCATATAACACCTTTGTATCTATAGTATCAGTTATAAATCGTGCACTCTGCCCGGCATACAAAACTTCTATGTGACTATCGTTATAATCAAATTCCTGTAAACATCCGCTTATCCCAGAAAAGCAATCATATATCTTATCGCATCTTTCATTTAGTCCAGCCTTACTTTCCTGTACAGCATTATGAACCTCTCTAAAGAAATTCATATCAAAAAAACTTTCATCCTCTAAAGCCTCCATAACGATTCCTACACCAATTCCCTCATACTCCTTATTAGGATTTATATCCCCATTGATGATAAGGCTGGTTGTATCTTTTTGTATTTCATCTTTTAAGCTTTCCGGCACCATATCTGGAAAGTCATTCACATTCATCTGCCCCGGTAACTGCTCCACATCATCCGCTTTAAGTTCCCCGGTATTTTCATATGTTTTCAAAACTTCTTTCTGCTTTTCAACAGGCAATGATGCTGTTTTATCTGCTGCCGCTGTACTGATATTCCCGGCTTCATATTCGCTTTTAAGAGGCTCAATCAGTTTATTATTGATTTTCTTTAATCTTGCGACCTGCGACTTACTGCTGCCAATTAACTGAGCAATAATCTCATCCGTTCGTCCCTCAACCTTCTGAGTTTCCCTTAGCTGTTTTAAAAGCCTGTCCGTTTCTTCAACCTCTTTCATCATTTCCGCATCCGTTCTGATACGCTGGGTAGAGTTTGTGAAAATCAAAGTAAGCTCATTTTTAATATCATCATCCGTATAAATAATTTTGCATGGCTGCATTTCAAACTCTTCCTTACCCTCGTCAAGAAGTTTAAGCACTGCCAGCCACCTTTTATGCCCGGCTATAACTTCATATTCATCTGTCCCAGGTATTTTCTTCACGACAAAATTTTGCTGTAAACCTACAAGCTCAATCGTTCTCGCAAGTCTTGTGATTTCTTCCTCATCAATAGAATAAAAGTTGTCTTTAGATGGCTTCATCTTCCTCACAGACACTTTTTCAAGCTTAAATGTGTCCTTAATTCCCTTTTTACTTTCGTCACTCATAAAGCATGTTATGTCAAATCCTGCCAACTGCTGCCACCTCCTAGTAAATCTTGTATCCTGTTCTTTTCCTCATTCTGTTCATGTAATACTCTCCCGTCTTAACTTTGTAATCGAAGGTCATTTCAATGTATTTATTCACACTGTAATTTATAATATAATCAAGCCTGCCAGTTTCTTTCTTGTTTGTGCTAAAGTCATATAATTCATTTAACACTGTCAGCATAATTGCAACAGCTGTAATATACATTTCATTTTTTGATACAAATTTAATAGTTTCAAATGCATCCCCACCCGGAACAGGCGGACGAACGTCTTTAATCTTGTTTACAATTTTATCTGCATACCAGGTTACAACAAATCGTGTTCCCTCTCTTTCAAGTCGTGCCGATTCCTGTCCGACACGCTCTAAAACTTCATTAACCTTGTTGCTTGAAAAATTCCATTTGTTATACAGGACTTCCATCACAACACCGACAGCCGCTTTTCTGCCCTCTGTTTTTCCGTCAAATTTTGCTCTTTCCATTTTTCCCTGTGTTGTATTCCTTTTAGAAGCCTTTTCCCTTTCTAACCGCTCTCTTCTTATAAACGCACGTCTGTTACTCATTTTTCAAACCTCCCAAGCCACTCGTCCACAAACTTTCTGTAATCAATCGAAGCACCACATCTTCTTGAATATTCAATAAGCGGAATCTTAGCAAATGTGCTTTCCTGCACTTTTGCATTTGTGCGCCTTATCTTTATATCAAACACCGGATAACTCTTTTTTATAACTTCCAGTCCCCCAATGTTCACATCATTCTTTTGCCATTGTGTGACAAGGCAGCCATCAAAGTTTATTCCCTCGTTAAAATCCTCTTTAACCTGTTGCAACTGCTCCATAAGGATGTCAAGACCATCCACGCTATACTGGTCGATTATCAGCGGCACAATAACATCTGTGCTTATAGTTAATGCATTGATTATTGATATGTTTATATCCGGTGCATTGTCAATAACTATGTAATCGTATTTTTCATATATACCACCATCTATAAAAGCTTTATGAAGCCTTGTTTGCTGTTGTCGTGACATATCCATCATCACAGACATATTTGCATTTGCAAGGTTCATATTCGCCGGAATAATATCAATATTTTCATATTCTGTTTTAGCAACTGCTTTTGACACATCTGCATCCTTTTCTGTCATAAGATACGCAGTTGTATACTGTTCTGACGGATCATAACATCTAAATGCTTTTGATAAATTACCCTGCTTATCATTATCCACTACAAGCACCCTGTCACCTCTAACAGCAAGTTCATAAGCAAAATTAACCGCTGTGGTGGTCTTTGCCACTCCACCTTTTAAATTTATAATTGATATGATTTTCTTCACTGTTTTATCCTCCTGTTTTTTAAAGCCAGCTCTTGCCAAATTCTTTTCTGAACAATTCTCTTGAGCCTTGAATCTGTTCAAATCGCATTTGTGCCATCTGCTTTAATTTCAAATCAACATTCCTATTCTTATGTACCGCTTTCTTTCCACATCGGTGACACTCAACACCATGCAAATACACTTTCATGCCCCACTTTTCAGACTTCTTTCTGTTTGCTGTTCCGAAAAATATATGATGTTCCTCCAGTCTGTCATATATACCATCCTTAAAATGTTCAGGCTCACCGCACAAGAAACATTTAGTCGTATCTTTCTGCACTATGCTCCGCATAACTCTTTCCACCTCTTTTCCTGACTCTCGCTAAATCTTGACACTTTGACTGTATGAATCTGCGTCAGCATATCAAGCTGCTGCCACAACACTTTATTTTTAACCTCTTTCATCCCGGCACGCTTCCAGCCATTTGCCTTCCACTGCTTCATATGTGCCATGGCATTGATAACATAATCACTATCAAGATATATCTGCACATCGCATGGCTTTAACAGCTTTTTCAACGCTTCAATAACAGACATGATGCACATTGCATTTTTTGTTATATCCTGTTTAACAACCGTCACCTTTGATACATTAGATTTGTATGTAAGATATATAATCGTATTTGCATATCCTGACGGATTTCCATGACACTCAATCTTTATGTAAATAATTACTTTCAAAAAATCACCTCACCATTAGTATTTCCTAAACGAAACGGCATTTTTACCGCTTTATTCCTATAAAATACCCCTCAGCATTAGTATTTCCTAGACGAAAACGGCATTTCAAACCACCTATTTTTTATATAGTTCCCACTCTGCCTTTTGCCGTCGCCATCTGTCCCTCTGCTCTTTGTTAAGACCTTCTGGCATCCCGGCATCGAGCGAAACCATGATGTAACTTTGAAATGGGTACCCATCGAAATTAGATATGCCATTATTAACGCTGTCAGGCACTATATAATAACCTTTTATCGCCTTTGGTTCTCTTCTCCATTTTTCCGCATGAATAATTTCCGTCACAGGCTCAGGGTGTACAAGATTTCTGCTACATGAATATCTTTGTTTGTGGCCACTGTCATTTTCTCTGAAAGTCTTTGAAGTCTCCTTTATCAGATAATCCGCCAATCTGTGATAATTCCCGGTATCATCTAACACAGTGAACTTCGGTCTGCCATACTCCCAATGTTTTTTTACCCAGCCTGTCACATTTACATACTCCAAGTTGTTTATAATTATGTGATGATGGATACTTGTATTTTTATATTCAGTCACATGAATGTATTTGAACTCTGCACCAACTTTCTTGTATTCCTGTCTCATTGCACGAATAAATTTATTTATAATCTTTTTTGCTTCTGCCGGGGTTGTTCTATTCTCTCTGAGATATGTAAGCACCACATGAAAATCCCCACCTTGAAAATTAGCTGCTATAATCCATCTTAATTTTTTAGCGGCATTATTCTGATTGACTTTATCCATTTCTTCCGGAGTGAGCCTGCTTCTTTCTGCTCTCTTCCCTTTTGCCACTTTTCTTTTATAGCCTTTCATAACTTCTATGGTTTTTCCGGCTATAACTGTAGTTTTAAAATACATCTGCTCACCCACCTGTCGTAAAGTTAATAGTTTAAGCAAGTGCTAAAAGCCTATATTTCAAGGCTTTTAGTTGACTTAACTCTTAGGGTGAGGTATAATAAACTCATGGTTTTTTTTGGGAGTTTATTATACTCACCCTTGCAGTAGCTCAGGCTGTCACTTGAGTTACTGTTTTTTTGTGTAAATATATCCGATTGGATACATAAAGCAGCCACACAAACACACTGACCTTTTTATGTCTCTCGTCTCCCTGCCGCACACACGGCATTTTCTTTTCGTTATGTATTCTGTTACAGTCATTGCTTTACCTCCTTATGCAGCCTTGTCCCACAGTTCCTTAAACTTTCCAGCCGAAAGCGTTGCTATTGCAGGATAAAATATATACATCTCTCTAATTTTTCTTTCTCTTATGTCTTCGTAGCACCGTGATTTTGATAAATTTATATCAGCCTCAATCTGTTTCTTTGCTATTGACATAACTGTAATTATTTCATCATCTGTCATACTCTTAATTCATCCTCCAAGTGTTCTATGACAACAAAACTCTTCGCATTTATAAAATATGTCCATCTATTCTCAGATGTCTTTATAGCATATCCCCACGGAAAAACACCCTGCTGCAGTCCTTTACGAACCGTATTCGCATTCATTCCTAAAAGTTTAGCCGCATCAGCAACCATCAGACTCTTAATCTTTCCATAAGTCTTTAACTTTGGATATTCTCCATAAGGGTCAAAATAATTACCTTTTAACCCAAGAGCTAGTGCAATTTTCTTCTGCCTGTCAGCCGTCGGTTCATTTCTCCCTGACAAATACTGACTGATTGAGCTTTTTCCTATACCTGTCATTGCACATAACTGCTTTTGGTTAATTCCTAAAGTCTCCATCGCTTTTTTTAATTTTTCTGCAAACAATATAACTACCTCTCTTTCCTATACATTAAGCATTAAATTTTAGGGCTTAACTTGAAACTTTTCCCAATTCTTATTTTTATACTGGGACATTCCTCTGTTTCTTCCATTACTCTCTCAAGTATCTTTTTTAACTTCCCGTCTTTTAAATCTGTAGTGTAGCTTATATTTATTTCAATTTTCTTATCTTCCTCTGCTGCCACATCACCCTCAGCAAGTTCCATCACCTTTTCATCATCTAGGGTATCAAGGAGAGCTTTGCCCTCCTCAAATTTCCCCTCAGAAAAAAGTCTGAAAACTTTGTCCTCGACCTCTTTTCTGTGGTCAAGTTCTTTCTGTAGTTCCTTTGTTCTTGCTATCTTCTTATCCAAACGGTCAAGTTCTTTTGCTTTATTCATGTCGCTCACCTTTTTTCTTCTTTCTGCTCATTTACTCTTATAACCATTCCTTCACCAAGACCGAGAAGATAACTCTTGTCTGTCTCTGAAAGCTTTGGAAGAACTATGGCAAATGTTTTTAATATCTTTTCTTCTTTGTCTGTCATTACCTCTGTCATAACTACCACCTCTTTCTTGTTTTATTTTTCTTTGTCCCCTATACTCTAAGTGCAGGCTGTGCCACCAGCCGAGTACTTAGAGAAAGGAGAAAGCACATGGCTAATAATAACTTTCACCTTACATATGGTGACTTAAAAAAATTTACTAATGAAGAACTAAAGCAATTTAGATACTGCCATCTAATGCTTGATAAACTTCGCCTTGTTGATGAAATTCAAAAACAGAATATAATAGTTCCTGATGAAATCAGAGACAAAGTTTTTGATTTATGTGATACTGTTGGTATTCCATATTCCAAAGATAATAAAATAACTTTAGAATATATCGTTGACTTAGTGTATAAAATATTAAATATTGGTAACATCGTAATCGACAAATTACCATTGATTAAAGAAATTCTTTTAGCAATAATTAACTATATTAAATAACTTCTTTGAACAATGTACGGTTGTTTACAGCCGTACATTGCTTTTTATAATTGCACAATAAGCACGTCCTTTTCTATATAGCAAGATACCCACTCATCTTTTATTTTTTCAAATATCTCCGGCATCAGATGACTGTTCTCTATCCCATTGCAAGCAATTATTTCTTTTGTATCACTGAAAATTACTGCTATCATTCCATTTTCCCAGTCAAATGATATTTTTTCCTTTATATCTCTGAACCTACAGTTATATACCTTTCCAAACTTTTTATTTAATTTAGTCATAGTATTATTTACAGCTTTACTTATACACTTGAAAAAAATCACTCCATCTTTTTTTAACATTTTTTCTCTCACCTCCTTTCTCTTATCATCTTCACTGCCAGCACAAGCACCGCCACATCCGCAACTACTTCCAATGCTTTAAACGCAATCTGTAATATCTCCATCTCGCACCTCCTAAAATTTATTTGACAAATCTTCAGAAAAAGCATATCCTTTTACCGAGGGAAAGAGTTTTTTCTCTTTCCCCCTTTTGTTTAATTGAAAAGACTTTTTACTAATTTGATAATCATATCAAGTAATTCAGTTAAGTCTTTCAGTAGGTCGATAGTAGCTGTAACTGCTATCACCCAGGCAAGAAATGCTTTGCGTTTCTTGCCTTTTTTCTTATGCTTTTTCTTTGGCATTGTTTTTTCTCCTTTCTTGTTGGCTATGTCTACATAATACATTCCCTAAGCCAACTTGTCAATAGTTTTTTGTGTACTTTGCCAACTTTTTTATTGATTTTTACTTTTTTTCGTGCTATGCTTTAGAAAAAGGAGGCGAAAATAACAATGACACAAGGCGAACGAATTAAAGAAGTGCGTAAATATTTAGGTTTAACTATGGATAAATTTGGTGAGTGTTTAGGAGTAACTAAAGCAGCCATATCCAAAATTGAACATAATGACAGAGGTGTTACCGAGCAAATGACAAAATCAATATGTCGTGAATTCAATGTAAGTGATGAATGGTTACGCACTGGTGAGGGTGAAATGTTTTTACCTGTTAATCGCAAGACCAAAATAGAAAAGCTGACAAATCAGCTTTTATCAGAAGAAAGTGACTCTTTCAAAAACAGGCTAGTATCTGTACTTGCAGATTTGAGTGAAAACGAATGGGAGTTTCTTGAAGAAAAAGCTATGCAACTATGTGGGATTGATAACGAATCTGACATAAACAAATTATATAGCGAACTTCCGGCAGGCAAGGACATAGAAAAGGAATATCCGCCTGTTAATTCAGACAAGAAAGATGTCGGATAAGAAAGCACCCGGCTTATAATCATTAGTTAAATTGAATCATTATAAGTTGTGTGCTGTTTCTAAAATTAAGATTGTAATACAATGTATTATTATATTTACAATATATCGCATATATTTTGATACTTTTATAATGTATGTACTTTCTTTTTATCATATTTTTCACGACCTTCCTATTAAGCCGGGTGCAGTGAAAAGTATAAATTCAAAAGAAGATAATAAACTATAAACTTAAAAGGAGACAAAAATATGAAAAAATATAACGGCATTCGTTTATCATTATTTCCTAATAATGATACTGTAGTTGATGTAGAAACTATAGAATCAAAAAATGAAACAAAAAATACTAGAAATAATAAAGGCACTAATTTATTATTATTCCCTACAGATTATACTGTAGTTGATATAGAAACTACTGGACTTTCACCTCAATATGATGAAATCATAGAAATATGTGCAGTGAGATACCGCAATAAAGAATTCGTAGAAAAATATACTACTTTAATAAAACCCAAGTACAAAATAGATGACTTCATAGAAGAACTTACAGGTATTACTAATGATATGCTTGCTACTGCCCCTAAAATAGAGAAAATTTTACCAAAGTTCCTTGAATTTCTTGGTAATGATATTATAGTGGGACATAATGTGAATTTTGATATAAATTTCATATATGATAATTGCATACAATATTTATCAAAACCTTTAAGTAATGACTTTGTAGATACAATGCGAATTGCACGACTTCTACACAAAGAAAACAAGCATAATCGTCTATCTGATATAGCACAACGCTATAATATATCATACGATGGAGCACACAGAGCAGAATATGATTGTTTACTCACCAATAATATATTACAGATATTTGCTAAAGAATTTAATGAGTCTTACGATGATAATGTAAAACTAAGTTCTTTATTATATCATGGTGTAAAAGCTGCGGATATTACATCTAATGTTACCGATTTTGATATAGACAATCCTATCTATGACAAAACAATAGTTTTCACTGGTGTTTTAGAAAAAATGACACGCAAAGAGGCTATGCAGATTGTAGCGGACTTAGGCGGCATCAATGGAGATAACATAACTAAAAAAACAAATTATCTCATTTTAGGCAATAATGACTACTGTAAAACTATTAAAGACGGCAAAAGTGGAAAACAGAAAAAAGCGGAAAAATATAAACTCGACGGTTGTGATATAGAAATAATACCGGAAAATGTTTTCTATGACATGATTGACTCACATATGCCTGTTGAAAGTACTCCAACTGTAAAAGAAACTTTTTAAGCCGGGTGCAGTGAAAAGTAT